ATTATATCCGGATAATAGAATACTTATAGTATCTAAAACTGCTAGACAAGCGATTTTGACTATTAAATGGATTAAACAAATAGCAAATAAAAATCCGAATTTATCAAGAGAAATAATTTATCCCATTAGAATATCAAAAGATGAGGCTACAGTAAATTTTAAATCTGGTGCAAGCATTGAGGCACTCGCTATGGGTGCTGATGGTAGTACACTTAGAGGGTTACGTAAGAAAGTTATAATAATTGATGAAAGTTTATTGATTTCCAATCAGCCAATTGATGATGTATTATCTCCTATTCTACAGTATAAGAGAGATATCTATTGGAAATATAGAGATCAAGGATTTGAAGATTTTGAATCAAAATTAATACAATTATCAACAGCGTTTGTTAAGTCTTGCGATTTTTATGGCAGAATAAGACGTTTAATTAAAGATATAAATCAAGGTGATAAAAATAAGTTTGTTTGTGCTTTGAGCTATAAAACTGGTGTTAAATATGGAATTATTGATAATGGCTATGTAGAATCTCAGAAAAGAAAAGCACCTTTATCAAGTTGGGAAATGGAATGGAATTGTCGATTTATGGGAGCTACAGAAGGTAGCTTTTTCCCTTATGACTTAACTCAACCATGTAGGACTCTTGAATCTGTTGAGTTATTTCAACCTGTAAATTCAACATCAAGATATATCCTAACGCTGGACGTAGCTACATCGGAGGCTAAGTATTCTGATCATGCATGTCTGTGTATAATAAAAATGTCTGAAAGAAATGATGGAACTTTTTTAAAATCTCTTGTGTTTATTCGCAGTTATCATGGTTATAAACTTGATATGCTTGCTAAAGAGATAAGAAAGATGTGTGTAAGATTTCCAAATGTGGAAAAGGTTATTATCGATGTTAGGAATATGGGTGAAGGTATTTTGCCTTTGTTGAATATGCCTTATGTTGATGAAACTAAAAAAGAACATCCACCAATGATTCCAGATACTTATATGGGTGGTAGTAATAAAGTTTTGCCGATTATCAGGGAAATTAAAGCTGATAATAAAATGAATAATAAAATGGCAATGGCTACTAAGAGATATTTTGAAGATATGAGTTTAGTATTACCAATACCATATGTTAATATTCGTGGTGAGATGGAAGATAATTCTAAAGATTTTGATGATGATAAAAAAGTAAGTAAAAAAGAAGAAAATAAAAAAGATTTAATGCTTGAAGAGATTGCCATATTCATAGATGCAGATGGATTGCAGTATGAATGTGGAAATATCGTGCCCAAAGTCGTTGCTGGAGGTATAACATACAATACTCCTTCTGCTTTGCTTAAAAAGGATAGGTATACAAGTATTGCAATGGGGCTTCAATATATATCAGATTTAGAAGAACAAAATAAAGAAAATTTAAGAGATTCTGGCGATATTTGTTGGGGTGTAACTTCAACGTTTTAAATTTTAATAAATCAATTATTATAAGTGAATAAGTAAAGGTGGTGAGATGTTTGTCTAGACCTAAAGGTAGTAAAAATAAAAATTCAAATATAAATAATTTACAAACTCAAATGGCACAATCTTCAAATCAACCAGATACAGAACTTGCCTGGGGGGCAAAGGTGACAGATAAAAGTCAAATCGCCACCTATGATAATAAATCAATCACTTACAAGGGTGAGATTAAAGGTTTCGACTACGACAAAATTTTAAGAGATAAACAAAAATATATATATGATTTATATGCTTTGAGTGACTACTTTGTTGATAAAGATCAAATCTATAGAGGAATAATCAAAAACGTCTATGTACCCTTCAGCTTGTCAAGTGGGTGGAAATTATTAGGGGCAAATGAGAAAACAAAAACTAAATATCTTGATTTTTATAAATCTATTAGTTTTGGCGATATGACTAGAAGTATATTTTTACAATTATATAAATATGAAAATGTTTTTGTTTATATGAAATCTGATGGAAGTTTAATTACATTGCCAGTTCATAAAATTCGAATTGCTGATATCTCAGCAAATGGTGAACCTGTACTTGAATTAAATGTTAGAGAATTAAAAAATGCTTCATCTATGGCAGGGATGGTTAAAGAAGAATTTATTAAAACTACTCTTAAAAAATACGATGGATATCCTGATGAAATAAAAAAAGCAATTACAAATGGTAATAGTCAATGGGTACAATTAGACCCTGAGAATACTTTCTGTCTAAGTGGACTAAAAGAAGATTGGGTTAAGTATGCTGTACCTATGGTGTCTGCTTGTTTAGAACCATTTTCTAAGAAAGCTTTAATTTCCAATTATGAAAATGCTCAATTGGCTTTAGGAATGCGTGGATTTTTACATATTATGGTTGGGGATAAAGACTATATGCAAAAAGTTAATAAAGATGCTTTAGATGTTAATGTTGAGATATTTAAAAATGCGTTATCAGGATTTCCTCTGGCTGTAACAAATTGGATGGTAAAAGCAGAATGGAAAAATGTGGATACTAAATCTTTGTTTGATAAAAATAAATATTTAGAAGTAAATAATGATATTTTAGCAGCAGGAGGAATTTCTGCTATAGTTGTTTCTGGAAATAGTGAGAAGACAAGTTTTGCTTCTGCTCAAGTATCTGTACAAACGGCTGCCCAGAGGATTAAACAATCAACTGACAATTTTTCCGAAATGATGAATAAGATTAATTTAAAATTGGCTGGAATTTTAAATGTTACAGAAGGTAAAATACCAAAATTTGAGTTTAATGATATTGATTTAACAAAAGATGGTAATTTTTTGGAAACATGTTTTAAACTTTGGCAACAGGGAATGCTTTCAAATCAAACTCTTTTGGAAGAAAACCATTTTGATTATGATCAAGAAAAAGAGCGTAAAAAGAAAGAACTGAAAGATAAAGATATAGAAACTTTTGTATTGCCTCCGTCATTTAATAATCAAACTGGAGATGAACCAGGTGAACCTGGAGCACCAAAAAAGCCACAAAATCAGTCAAAGCAGGACAAGAACAATTCACAAAGTAATCCAAAACCCTCAACAACTTAACAAACATTACTCCCAAAAATACATAAAAGAAGCAATTGATGCGTTTTTTATATTTGCATTTGTTGCTTCTTTTTGTTTTAGATTTTTGTTTAATTTTTAAATTTACATCCCCCTTCCCTACCCTATTATAAATTTAAATATTAAAAGTTTTAAGAGGAATGGACTCGATTAGCTATCGAGTATGTCTTACTCCTATGGGACACCATTCCTCTAACTATTTTTTATAGAAAACATAGGAGAAATAAGTCATAGGAGGATATAAAAATGTTATTAACTAAAGAGGTTGAAGTAACTTGGAGATTATCTAACAAATTACATTATGAATCTAAAGGTTATACGTTTACAAATTTGAAAGATAAATTTATAGTTAAAGTCGAAGATCTTTTCAATAGTAGTACTGTACGTGTAGATATTAAGTGTGACAATTGTGGTAAAATTCTAGATTATGTTACGTATTATAATTATAAAAAATGTGTTAAAAAAGATGGTAAATATTATTGCCAAAAATGTGGTGCAATGCTATTTACTGGTAAGGCTCTTAAATTGCCAGATGAAGAAATTCAAAAGATTATTAATGAAAAATTAGGGTGGAGAATACTAGATATTAAAATTAAGAATGGTGCAACACATGTTGATTTAATAGACGATTTCGGATATATATATTGTGATGTTAATATACATCATATTAAAAGAAATGAAAAACCACGTTTCGTACAGAAATCTAATAAATCTACGATTCAAAATATTAAATTATGGTGTAAATTAAATAACAAACCTTTTGAATTAATAAGTGATAAATATGAAGGTACTGATAAAAAGTTAAAATGGAAGTGTTTAAATGAAATTTGTTTAGAAATTTTTGAATTATCTTGGCATGATATTTCGCAAAATGTAGGTTGTCAATATTGTGTTGGCAAAAAGGTAGGCATGTCTAATTGCCTTGCAACCAAAAGACCAGATTTAGCAGTAGAGTGGCATCCAACTAAGAACGGTGAACTAACACCTTATGATGTTACTTGTAGTGCAAGAAAAGACATTTGGTGGCAATGTGAAAAGAGGCATGAATGGAATATTGTAATGTATTCTAGGGTAAATAATAATTCCGGATGTCCGATTTGCAATCAATCGAAAGGTGAAAAGAAAATTAAAGAAATATTAGATAATAATAATATTCAATATATTCCACATAAAGATTTTGAAGATTTAGTTGGTACTGGTGGTGGAAAGTTGTCTTATGATTTTTATTTGATTGAATATAATTTACTTATAGAATATCAAGGTGAATATCATGATGGAACAGCCAATAACCAAACTCAGGAGAAATTTGAATATCAACAAGAGCATGATAAACGTAAAAGAGAGTATGCAAAAAATTATAATATTGATTTATTAGAAATATGGTACTGGGATTTTAATAATATTGAAAAAATTTTAGATGAACAATTTAAAAATTATATGTCTAAAGAATTTGATGGAAAGGAGGTAAAAGAAATTGCCTCAAGTACCTGAAAAATTGGTTTTTAATACCGGTAGAATTCTTGAAATTGGCGAAGAGTCTACTGGAAATATAGTTTACATGACTATAAAACTTGTGCTTTTAACGAGTGAAGTGAACCTTAACAAAATACAATTTTCTCGTGATTTTATTTTAGATATAGTCGATCGAAAACAGGATTTTATCAGTGTTCCATTGGTGGCAGAGATTGACAAATTAAATAAAAAACAATATGACAATCTTACCCATAAGTTTAATTCAAAAACTCAACAATTCGGGACTTCTATGATTGGCTCATTTTATGATTTTGAAACTAGTGAAGAAAATGGAATACTTGAACTTATTGGAAGTTGTCGTGTTCCTAAAAGGTTCGAAGCTACAACAGAGGCCATTCAGGATTTGTTCGAATCTGGTGAACTCAAATTCTCGTACGAAATTTACGTAAATTCCTATAGTATGTCAAATGGAATTAAATTTGTGGACAAAGATACCGAAAATGTGTTGGCAGGAATGTGTATTGTGAGTAATCCCGCAGTGCCTGCAGCACGGGCTATGGCGTTGGTTGCGGCTTTAGAAAAAGATTTTAATTTAATTGAAGGTGGTGATGTTGTGCCAAAAGTTAGATCGAAAGACATGACTTTTGAAGAGTTTTTTGCTAATTCTAAGGTTAAATTGGTTGAAAAAGCTGATTTGGATCTTATGCAGATTCAGCGAAAAATTTATAACTATTGTCGTGAAAATATGGGTGAAAATTGGTGGAATTGGGATGTCGTTGAGTTTTCAGTGAATTATTTTATATTAATGTCGTGGGACGATGGCGACTATTATAAAGTTTCGTTTGTCTTAAATGGAAACGACTTAACATTTTCACCTAAAGTAAAAGTAGCAAAAAATTATACAGAAATTCCAGAGGAGGCGCAGAAAGAAATGGCAGAATTAAAAGAATTGCAGGATAATTTGACTAAAGCACTTGCAGAGATTGAAACGTTAAAAACTCAGATAACTACTAAAAATACTGAAATTGCTGAAAAAGAGAAATTAATCAAA